CACGAAAGAGTGAGAATACTCACTCTTCGCTTCGTATACTGACTGACGTCGACTGGGGACCCCACATTAAGTGGAGTCTTCCATGAGCGACTCATAACATCTGGACATGGGGCATTAGCAAATTCGGTAAAATACCGAAGGAGCTTCTGCCACCCGCTCAAATGTTGAGTTATCGAAGGGGACTTTACGTCTCGAACGCGGAATTCACGCTTTTGCAAGTGTTTATTCCACCTCGAACGAAAATCGTCCTTGGTTGCTGTTGACACCCGTAAACTAGGACATGAAAGATTCATGTCTTCGCCTGGTATTGGTCCATATATGGACTGAAGCCAGCCTACGATGTAATCGTAAGTGTGGTGTCTCCCTCTATCGTAGTATGCATTAGCATAAGCTATGTAACTACAATAGATGTCAGGGCGTGGTGCAGATTCCCAAACTGTTCTCAAACGAACAGGAGTAACATTGGAGCCTTGAAAGGCATCCATGCCACAGGATTCCCGAAAGGGTCCTTGGGTACAACACTTGTTGCGGTTAATTAATAAACCATACAACTCGAGTTGTGCAATAGCGCTCGCGGCAAAAGCCGTTGGTACTATCACATCGTCACCATATACATATATATTCTTACGAATATATTCGTTAGGTGCACTAGCAGACAGAATAGACCATATAACAAGACTCATTATGGGAAAGCATAAAGCTGATCCCATTGGTGCGTACTTGGATAGGGTTTTAACTGTTCCATCTGGCAGTACAGTCGACAAACTTCTGCTAGACTCAAGGCATGCAAAAACATGCTCTGGGAATAGCAGGCGAACCAACTCAAGATGAACCCTATCTGAGGCCTCTTTGAGGTCCAGGGTAGAGTAATCACCTGAGACACTGCCTTTAAGGGCAAGATCTCTGTTGATTTCTTGAGAGGTGAAGTTTACCATCCCCCTTGTAAGGGGGTGGGACTCCACGAGTCGAACTATGGCGGCGCTGATTCCTTGCTGAATCCATTGAAAATCAACGGGTTCACAGGAGATCAAGCGCGGCCCGCGAGAATCTTTCGGCACAAGTATTACTTGAGCCGGAAGATCACTGTCAGTAACGCGATCGAAATCGCGGTAACAATCACATACATGACCGGCTGATGCGTAAAAATACGTATCAAGAGGGTAATGAGATGTGATACGAGCAGAGATATTCGTCCAACGAAACTTCTCCGAGAGCTTTTGCTTTGTTGCAACTGCTCCGGGGCCGTGCCGCGGTTGAATATCTCTTGTGTCGAAGCGCGAGAATAATTCGTTAAGAAGTATTCTCGCCTCACGAATAATGCGCAGTTCGTCTCGATCGTCCCCGTGAGGGGTTGATCGGCGACGATTACTGGTGCAATATTCAGACATCCTAGTCTGGATATTAAGCAGACGAGGGGTAAGGTTCGATAAATCATCTTCAGCCTTAATAAAGGTTGAGAGGACTTCGCATTCTTGTTCATCGTCATACGGGAGTTTATACTTGTAAAAACAGTATAAAATCTCACGAATGATTCTAACGCAGGTCGCGTCGGGATCCGGAAGGACGTTACCGTCTAATGAGAGAACTCTACTAAAGAACTCACCTAGAAATCTAGGAAGTTTACTACCGGGTATGGCATTGAAGCCGTACTCGTTAGCGTTTAGCGGAATTCCTCGGGAAAGGGATTGATCAAATCCTTTTCCAAGGCGGGGCAAGGTCTTTGTTAAAAGACCGATTCCTTCTGAAGAGAAGCGGGAATATAATTTATTAATTGTATTCTTTAGGCTTCTTGTGTTGAATAGCACTCCGTGAGACGCTTGAGCGTCGCGGAGAAGCGAGGCGATGATTTCAAACTCATCAAGGCTTTTCATAGGTTCCATATGGAATTCTATCCTTGGCCACCCTCAACTTCTTCGCAACTAGTATGACACCGAGTCGATTAAACTCGACGGATTGTCATCGATAAATCCACTTTGTCGAACGAGACGATTTCGAATGAACTCTGCGCCAAAAGCGCAGAAATTTCATCTGTAGTCAACTCGTGAGACAAAAGCGGAGATGTAGTCGAGCTCTTAGTGAGTTCGAATACACGAACGGGGCCCTGATCTTCGGATAACATATTATTGTTATAGGTTGTTAAACCAAACGCATTTTTAAAGCGTCCCGTTGATAAGGCACACTGCACCGTTGCCGGTACAATCATAAAGAATGGCTGTACTTGCACCGAGTGAGGCAAGGAACGACATGAGTTGTGCCAAGGTATTATTAGCGGCACTGTAGTTGGACATATTCCCAATGGGAAGGTCCATAACAGTGTACGCAGATATCAAGGCATTAACTGTAGTGTCGATTTGCCCAGCGATGTACTGATCAAAACGCACAAGAGAACGACGTCGGCGATTAACGCCAACACCGGACTCCGTGTGTTTAATGGTCAGACGGTTGGTGAGTGTAGGTGTTTCCAGAATTGCTGAAAACACCTCGGAGTTATCCCCTTGAGAACGTCGTTGAAATTCAACTTCGTTTCCGAGGCCGTTCTTTATCTCATTCGTAGTTAACGAATTGGGTAGCATATATTTGTTACTTTGTTGACTTAGGCATAGCAAGCCTTGGTTTTCGGGATGACTTTCGTGATATCACGAGAGCTGCCCCGAGCGTGAACTCTTTGAAGCTCAAGCCGCTCGATGCAATCGAGCTACTATCAGGCATCGACACTGTTCTGCGATAAGCAGACTCAGTAACGACTGGTAGTCGAGTATCTGTGACGTCTGGAGAATACGCGGCGTGCTGGTAGCTTTTGAAGCTACTTCGCACGATTCGAGTACAGTTCCAGGACCACAGATATCGTACTATGTTTATCTTCGGATTCAGTAGAAGCCGTTTACGATCGGAAAGCCATTGGTTTACACCAACGAGCCAATCGATCATGAACGAGTACGGAATGGCATTCCAGATGATAGCGGGGTCAAGGTTGACACCCATAGCATCCAAGAATCCAAGTAGTTGAGCATTCTCAACTTCGTATTGAGTAAAATTGTAATTGTACTCAATTTCTGCATGAAAGGAAGCACTGATTAACTCTGGCACGCGCGTCAACGTCATACCTAACAAATGTCCGCCATAAACTGGCGTATATCCATTAGTGTAAGTGGAGTTATCCACAATACCAAAATTGGTATTAGTTGGCGCAGTGATCAGAGAAGGATCAGACAGAGCGGCAGTAAAATGCCGCCGTTGTAAGCTTCCTCGACGATTCACTAAATCGTTTATACGATTTAGTGTTTCGGATATAACGCGGGAAATCCCCGCTATATCAGATAGTAGAGGCAAAATATTGAAGCTTGCCTGAAGGTAAGCGTCAGTACTTGCATCTAAGTGTTCGCGAAGAGTAGGTCCGTATTTACCTGAAAAGGTATCTCGTAACCTACGGTAATAAGACGCGTTTGGAAATACAGAACGTCGCTTTGCCGCTGAAAGGCGGCTAGCAAGTTTCGTACGACCGAACACGTTATTTAACTTTGCGATTGTACCCCTAAGGGAAGCGAAGTCCTTCAACTCATAAACAGAGTTGATAGAACTAAGCTGCGACTTAATCCCCGGTAGCATCGCTCTTAACGAGCGGTCTATCAGGGAGGCCACGC